TCTTGTTTGTAATCCAGCTGGAGTTGACCATGTGACACCACCTGATCCATCACTGGTCAATACGTCATTAGCAGTTCCGTTAGTGGTAGGAAATGTAAGACCACCAGCAGTCAACGCTCCCGTTATGGTGACTCCATTGGTAGTTGTTTCTAATTTTTTACTTCCTGCTCCTGTTCCCCAGTAAAGTTCAACACTTAAAGCAGCACCATTTGTTTGACCATTTTCTAAAACTTTGATAGCATCATAACTATCAACCTGAAGGTAGATATTGTCAGCAGTTTGTAGTGTAATATTTGAACCAGCACTATTAGATGCTATGAATAAAGATGTATTATATGAAACAATTTCTGCTTGAGTTGAAGTAGTTTGTATCCTAAGATTATTATAACTAATACCATTTCCTAACTCTATTTTAGCAGAGTCGCCACCAACACTAGGGCATTTAAACCAAAGTGTATGACTACTATCAACATAATGAATTTTTGGTGCTCCAGTTGCTCCCGTATAATCTCCAATGAATACATCTCTTAGGAGAACAGGATCTCTTGCAACTACATCATCAAATGTATCGTCTTCTGGTTGTGGTGGAGTGTAATCAAAAACACCAGTGTTACTGTCATAACTTAATGCAGGTGTTCCAGCAGCGTTAGTATTGACACTAAACAAAGTTCTATCAGTAGCACTTGCACCAGCACCTGCTGCTTCCCATGACGATCCATTCCACGAGTAAGTAATACCCGCTACTGTATAGGTATAAGATCCATTAGTTGGTTGCCCTGCGGTTGCGGGAAAATTTATTGCCATTGTTATGTTCCTTCGTGGTATTTATTATGCGTCTGTAATTGCTAATATAGCTGTTTTAAATGCTTCATAATCAGCAGAAGCATTTAATGCATCCTTCAACTTAGAAAGAGGTATCAAATAACTTGCTGCCTGAGCAGCTCCACCTGCATCATGCTGTGCTACCTTAAGGAAATCTCCTTGAAAGTACACAGTATTGTCAGATAAGAACAAGTGTCTTACCTTATACTCTGCTGAACCTATATCATAATCAGCATTAGAGGTTGGTAATAAATGACCATTGGGTACGAATCTCCAACGATTTGCTGAAGTAGTACCATTATCAGTCTTAAATTCAATAGCATTAGCATTAGCACCAGATGTATTAGATGTAATGGTTATACCATTAGTTCCATTAGTAGTGGTCTGACTTAAACCATTTGGATTTGCTAATGGTGGAGATGTATCAACCCACTGAGAACTATCAGTGTCCTGATAGTAAATCTTTAAACGACCAGTGTCACTCTCCCACCATAGATCACCAGCAGATGCTGCAGGTGCTGTATCAGAAATAGTAACACTAGCACCTCCTCCTCCACCACCTGACTGTGCTACCCATGCATAATCAGATCCATTCCATGACAGAACATGACCACTAGTAGGATTAGATTGATTTAGATGTGTATCAACATCGCTATTAGAGTAGCTGTCTGTAATTCCATAACCACTGATTGTAGTAGGTTTACCTGTTAATGAAGCAAATGATTGTGCTGGTACACTTGTTAAGTATCCTTCTGTTGAGTGATCTCCCCATCCATGTGCTGTATCCCAGTTAGAAATATTAGAAGATAGAATTCCTGCTGCTGCAGATGCACCAAATACTGGATCAGTTTCTGATGTCAAATAACTTGATAGATCTGGTGGTGTAAATGTAAATACACCAGTTGTATCACTATAAGATAAAGCACTAGATCCTGCAGATGCTGTAGTGACACTGAGATCAGCTAGAATAATACCAGATCCACCAGAACCAACTAAATCAGGTGCTGGTTTCCAAGAAGTAGATGATGCTTCCCATTTTAAAACATAACCATCAGACTTAGATGTAGTATTAACGTCTGCTAGTTCATCAATAGAAGATGTCTCATCTATTAACTGTAACCATGAACCACCATGTGCAAAGTATCCATGACCTTCAGCATGAACATGAGCAAACATACCATGATAAGTAGTTGCACTTGGAAGATCACCAGTTGTAGCAAAGTTATTAGAGTAGTATAACTTACCTGTTGTGATTTGATCACCAGTAATAGTTACACCTGTTGCTGTTGTTTCAATTCTCTTGGTTCCAGCACCATACAATGAAACATAATCAGAAGAATCTGCTACAAATAAACTGTTATTATTGTCACCTCTTTCTATCCAGAATCCAGGATTAGTAGCAGGAACTCCAACCCAGTATGGTACACCTGAATTAGATTCAAATGTCATGTAGACAGCATCTGAATCCTGTTTTAAATGTAGAATACTGTCTGGACTATCAGTTCCGATACCAATTTTATTACCATACTCAAAAAGTAGTGGAGAACTTACAAGACCAGTACCAGTTGCATTAGTTGCTATAAGAGATTTAGCAGTAAATGAACTAGGAGTATCAGTCAGTCCAGTAAAAGCACTAGGTGATTGTGCACTGGTTATATAACCTGCTGCAGCATGGTCTCCCCACCCAAAAGCAGTGGCAGCATTAGAAAGATCAGGTGGTGTATAAGTAAACTCTCCATTAGCAGAATTGTATGCTAGAGAAGAAGTAGAAGATGCAGCAGCAGTAACTATACTAGGAAGTGCAGGTACTACTGGTTTGTTTAAAATTACTGAAATACCTCCAGTCGCATTCCAATCAGCATTAACTTGTGCTGAAGGTATCGTTGGTTTGTTAGTTAAGCTATTATAATTACCATCAAATACATCTGTCCATAGGATTGATGTGCCAGTAGAACTTAAAACCTGACCAGAGGTTCCTGCAACACCAGCAGCCTGAATCGGTTTACCAGCAGGGATATTAAGACCCTCTTTTATTTCAATAGGAGAATCATCTCCGTAATTAGCAATCTGATTTGCAAGAATTTTTGACATACTTCTAGTCCTGAAGACACTTTTCTAAGCTAGAAATATTTATAACCATAAAAAAGACCCCTTCTCAGGGGTCTTAATATTATTATGAATCTTCCTGTGTACTAAACGTGGTTGTATCTGCTGATTGTGTATTGATACTAATATTACCATGTTCCCAATCTGCAACTGGATCATAATCATATCCAGTATAATCTGTAGGGAACTTTACTACTACATCATCAAGACGATCCATATCTTTACCAGTTACGGTATACAATGATGGCTTGTCATGTGGATGTTGAAACAACTCAATTACATCTTGGATGTTTCCAAGAAGACTGAACATGTCAGTAAGATTTCTATCATTTTTTTCATTAAGAGAAGTAATAAGTGCTTGACGCACTGACTCTTCTGCTGATTCTAAATTACTTAGAATATTTTTACAAGTCATAACGTTTTAAAATTTACGATAAGCACCCACTTCAGGGTCGGGGTCTAACCACTTTGTGTATTCATTATCCTCAATAGCGAGGAGTAATTGATCTTCGTTATCACAGTAATAAAAATCACTGTAACGACTAGTCCAGTCATTATATTTTTGGATACGGCAATCAGGTTTACCGTTAATTTCCAATTGTCCACACTGGACATAACGATAAGGGTATCTCTCTAGAATTACAGTAGGTTTGGTCATGATGCATCAATGTGACTGTTAATATCATACCACGCATCTGACCCAGTTGTGTCAGAGAGTTCCAGTTCTTCAGCTGGCACAGCAACAACTGCTCTACCATCTGGTTGCCTGATCAGGATTTTCTCTCCTTTTTCAATACGATCCATATAATTATTTGGATCCTTTTCAAATTCTTCTACTGTAAGTTCTATCATAGTACACAACAAATATTTTTATCTTGCATATAACGAAGAGATTCTTGACATCCACCTAACTTGATATCATCAAGAAGGATCTGTGGGAAAGTTGAACCTTCACCAAACTGTTCATAAAACTCTTCACGAGTGAAATCCTTATCTAACTCATATACTACATGATCTAGGTTCTCTAGTCTACATACTGATACAAATTTTTTACAAAATCTACATCCTTTACGAGAGTATATGTTGAATGTCATTTACCCATAGTTTTAAAGTCTTGATCAAATATATCTAGTCCTTCACGAGTAAGAACATGATCATACATTTTATCAAAAACATTAACTGGGAGAGTTGCTACCTTAGCACCAGCAACAAAACAACGAGAAACATGATGCACATCACGAAGACTAGCTGCTAGAATATTAGTCTCTATACTATGTGTGCAATAGAGACTACTAATACCACGAACTAATTCAACTCCACTGAATGAATTATCATTACAACGACCAACAAACGGTGAAATGTATGTTGCTCCTGCAATGCCTGTCATAACTGCTTGTGCTACAGAGAAGCAAAGAGTTACATTAGTTTTAACACCAGCATCAGAAAGATATTTACAAGCAATCAAACCTTCTTTAGTTAGAGGAAGTTTAATTGTAATTGCGTCACTGACATCACGATATTGTACTGCATCATCTAGCATTTGATCAGCAGTATCACCGTTAACTTCAGCAGATATACTTTCAAATTCTGGAAATTCACCAGCAATCCTTTTAATAAGATCTAGGTAGTCAACACCTTGTTTTCTAACTAGAGTTGGATTAGTTGTTACACCTGAAATTAATCCAGTACCATATCTTTGTTGAATAGCACTGAAATCAGCTGTATCTAAAAATATTTTCATATCATATGGTACTTAGTTCATTCAAAGGTTCCATTTTTAGGAACTGTTCATTCATATTATAGAACAATTTATAGTTTGTTGTCAACACGTAGTACCCTTTGATCTCGTTACCGTCACAATGATAACCATACCCTTTGAGAGGTTCATTAACACCATCAATTCTGAAGGTTTTAGTCTTACTACCTAAGTAGTCATGAAATTTCTCGTCTAGGTTGATCATCGTTCTTCGTAGTACAGTTTACGGACTTTGCGTTTGCGTCTATCCTCTTGATATTTTAGGTCAGCATCTGACAATAAATGCGATTTCTTAATACTTTCTTTAACATTGTTTAATACAACCAACGATAAATTATTTGCACTAATTTGTTCACCAGTAACAGTTGTTAGGTTAGAACACCCACAGCATCTAGTCTTGGTTGGATGAGATATTAACTCTACTCCACATGCTTTACAACTAACTGTTAAAGGATTCATTTTTTATGTACTCCACTTAAATATAAACCAAAATTAATAACTGCTCTATAATAACTATCTGTTTGTGATACTCCTCTATGTTTACCCTTTGGATTGTCATTAGGAAATTCTATCAAACGATTCTCCAAGGAAGCAACCTTAGTACCATCTTCAAACTCAGTGTATCCATTGTTAGTATTAACATAGTAAATTAATGTAGTTATTGCCGTTTCAGGAATTTGATTCTCACCATCCACAATATAAAAATCATAATGAAAATCAGATTCTATTGCCTCTTTATTAGCAAGCTGTAAGTTTGCTTTTATCCTAGAGATAGCAGTAAATTTATACTTATTTAAAATAGGTTTAATTATGTTAATATATGGTGAATACTTATATGTTCTATAGTCAGCAAAGTAATGAACCAGTTGAGTATTATAAGGATCTCCTCCCTTACCATTATCGTCAATAAACTTTCTCATATTAGGTTGAGGAAGTCCTGAAGGATTAGTTTTTGTACTAAAGTGCCAGTTAAAATCATTAGCATGTAAAGTATACTGAAGATTTTTAAGATCTTTCTGGTCAATAAAGTTATCGTATATCTTCATGATTAAAATAGTCCTTACGATAGTAACGACCTAGTATATTACTGTTATAAAAAGCAGGTGTTCCGTCCTCTAAAGATTCAGTTAAAACTCCTCTCGTGAAGAGCTGTCTAGTCTCTTCATAATTGACTCTACCTGCGGTGGGATGTACTGAGAGGATCTCTCTTCTGAAATTTCCTTTGCCATCTCGTTTAATGTCTTGTTTAAGTTCTGGACAGCTTCCGTAGTACTTTTTCCAGTCACTTTCAGAGGTAACTCTTCGTTTTCCACCTCTAGGTTTACGTTTTTGGTAGAAGTATTTGCGTCCGATGTATTCTTTGCCTGATTGTATATTAGTAATCCTGTAGACAAAACCAAAGAACTCGCCAATATCGTCAGTAGTAAAAGCTGCACCTTGGTAGTACCATGGATTTTCGTAATCTCCTTCAACCATTCCATAATCTTATATCAGTCAACTATATTTATGGTTCGCTGAATAGTATCTCATTCATGTAAGTATCAGCCCATTCCTTACCAAAAAAATTAACTAATATATTTCTAGTCTTATCATTTAACTTCTGTTCCTTACAGTAATCAACCTGACCATCATATCTTTCATCAGCACCATCCAAATCTTCATCTTCATTCCAAACTGATCCTACAAATATTTCTAGATACTGATCTACTAACTCATTAAACCTATTCATATCCTTTGCAGAGTCTAACCTAGTAAATTTACAGTATGGAGAGAACATTTCACCCCAATCAGGAAGTTTTCTTTTACCAGAAAAATTATAAAAATTACTTACCTCTGCAATGTCATCAAATATAGGTAAATCTAAACCATTTACTGGTGTTATATCAACAATAGCAGCAGTAATTAAATCCTTTGTTGGAGCAACAAGATCCACTCCAAAAATAGGTAAATTATAATTAGGATCTGGCCAGAATACTGAATGAAGTATCTCCAATTTACCAAGTTTTGCAGTCTCTAAATGTATCTTACGCAATCCACGACACTTAAACATTTCATTCTTAATGTATAAGTCTTCATCTTCAAAGCTACTGTGAACTGAAGCAAGTTCTGGTTTGATAGGTAGTGGTTCTATGCCTGGAAAATTTTCCCACGCAGAACGTATGAGTTTTGATAGTTCCTCTATTGCTGGATTAGGCATAACTAAAAAAGAATTCTTTGATCAATGTCTCAGATTTTTCTTTACCAAATCTACTAGCCAAATAACCTGAAATTGGGTCTAGTCGTATCATATACTTATCAAAATCATTATACTGATTAGTATCAGTACCTACTGGTTTATGTTCTTCTACTATTTCTTTATAAAATTCTAGATATTTTCTGAACATAGGTAAATGCTCGTCTACTTCACTAGGTAAACAATATCTAACGTAGATATTTTCAGAGAAATGATTTCCTGGTTCAAAAAATCTATAAGTTCCATCTGCTTTTGGTAATTTATCAGTTGAAAACAAATAATTTTCTACTGGGTGTTGAAAATCAAATACCAAAACTACTCTCTTCTCATTCATACCCATAAGATCCATACCAAAACAAGGAAGGTTACTTCCTGTCTTAGGATATATTATATTGTTATGAATATTACAAAATTTATTATCCCAAATCTCTACCTGTCTTGATTTAATAAAATATTCACCTGAGTATAAATCTGCAGTCAAATTGACACCTTTATCATTAGTCCATTCAGCATGACGCTGAACGTACTCTATGTCTGGAAAAATTTCAGCAACGACTGCTTTATAATTCACCCATAAGTCATGGTTTTTTGGATTCATTGTGTATTACTTCAGGTAATCCCATAGTTTTATATTCAAGCTGTTCCTTTAAAAACTCAACTTGAGTTTTTAAAACTTCTTTTTCTATTTTTAATTCTGCGATCTCTTGTTCGTAGAGTATAATCATTTGTTCTAGTTTTTGATTTTTTAATTCAACATCCCAGTCCATCAGTTATACCAAGGATCGGGTATTAAATTCCTTGGTCTTTCTGTTGTTGGAAAAACTCTTTTAGACTTGACTGGCAATTGGGAGGTTCTGGGTCTTTGATACCCTTCTTCTTTTTCCAATCGTTGTGCATAGCCATCATCAACCAACTCTGAGATAGACTCTTCGGTCCATTCATCAGCAATTCTGTGTTCAGCTTGCCGTGAACTTTCATACCTAGGTATTCTTGTCTCCACGAGTCGTCTCGTGGTTCTGGTTCTGTACCTGTTCCCATAACGTAACTCACTGAGTATTGAAGTTGAGGTTGAGAGTAATCCTCTGACCATTTTTTGGATAAGAGCTTGCATGTGATGTTCCTCCTTCAAATACAATCATCCTATTTTTCTTGGGTGACACACTATCTATAACTTCCAATTTTTCGTCAAAAAAATAAGTGTCTCCACTAGAATCATTTACGTAATATAATACAACTGTATGTGTATCACGTTGGTCAATGTGAGGACCATGATAAGAATCCCAAGAAGGGTCTGGTACATGCATACCAAATCGTGCTCTTGTTATATAGGACTCTTTTGAAATTTCACCAACCGTACCGAGAATTTGTATAATTGGTTCAAACCTAATGAAATTATCTTTATCAACAATTTGATTTCTATCGTGATAATTATATAATGGTTTAGCAAATGCAGGAAATTTTCTCTTTTCATCTTCAATATTTCCAGAGGAATCATCTACATATGACCATTGAAATTCAAATCTAGTTGTTATATCTTCAATAAAATCAGCAAGTGATTCTGGAAGAGCATTATCAATAATTTTCATAGTTTAAATCCAGCAAATGTATCTTTCTTAACGTCTTGTTTGATACTACCTATCATATAAGACTCTACTTCTGTCTCCTGTGGTGCTACTTGTAGTCCTCTAGAAGATAACCAGTGTGCAGTCCAAGGTAATGGATTGTTTGCAAGTGGTACATCAAAGATAGGTTTCAATCCTATAGATTTTAACCTACGATTAGCAGTCCACTCAACATAGTTCTGTAGTAATTTATCATTCAAACCAATGATAGATCCATCCTTAAACAAATACTCTGCCCATTCCTTCTCTTCTTCTACACATTCTCTGAACATAGTATAGACATTCTCCTCTTCTTCCTTAATAATATCAATCATATCAGGATCATCACCTTCCTTCCACTTGTTTAATATATTATTGGTAACTGCCATGTGTTGAGACTCGTCTCTAGCAATTAAAGATATGATCTTAGCAGAACCTTCAAGTAACTTAAGTTCACCAAAAGCAAAACTACAAGCGAAAGAGACATAAAACCTAATTCCCTCCAAGATGTATACATTAGCAACTGCTCTATAAAGTGATCGTTTTAAATCCTTACGTGTCCATTCTGAATTAGGATGATCTCTCATACCATCTTGCCAAGCAGTACTCTGACCGTACTCATTAGCATAGTTAATGAACTCATCATATGCTTTAGTGACTGACTCAGCACGTGCTAGTATCTTCTCATCCTCAAGTATAGTATCAAAGACCTCTGATGGATCTGGGTATACATTCTTGATCACATGTGTATAAGACCTACTATGAATCATCTCCATAGTCTGCCATATATTCATGCAACCTTCAAGCTCAGGTAGAGAACAGTATGGAGCAAAAGCCATGCCAGGAGCACGACCTTGTACGGAGTCCAAGAGGATTTGATACTTGAGATTGCTAGTAAATATGTGTTTTTGTGCTGCATTTAATGTCTGGTAGTCTGCTCTGTCTTTCTGTAAAGATACTTCTTCTGGTCTCCAGAAGAATCCTAGTTGTGTTTGTGTTAACTTATCAAAGATAGGATACTTAAACTTATCATATCGTTGGACTCCCAGTGGAGGACCAAAGAACATCTGTCCTTTGGTGGTATCATTCTGGTTAGTATTAAAAACTGTCATGCCTTTAATAGTATTAGATTTTGCAGCTATCACAGTCTTCCTCCTCTGTTTCAAATATGTCTTCTAACAAATCTTCTATAGATTGTTTCTTATCTTCTGTTAAAATCGGTTCATCATCAGTCTTAGTATCATATGTATTCTGATAATAAGAAGTTTTCCAACCATACTTATATGTTGTTAGAAAATCCTGTGCCATAACACTAACAGGTACCTCGTTATCAGGATAATTCTCTGGATTATAACTCCAGTTACCACTGATTGCTTGGTCAAAGAACTTTTGCATAGCAGATACTATTTTTATGTATCCTTCATTGTCTTTCATGTCCCACAACAAAGTATAACTATTTTTTAAAGTTCCATACTGTGGAACAATTTGCTTAAGAGGTCCCTTCTTAGACTTCTTAGTTGACAAATATCCTCTAGGTGGTTCTATACCATTTGTGGCATTAGAAACTACTGAGGAGGATTCTGAAGGCATCTGAGCAGACAATGTGGAATGTCTTAATCCATGTTCTTTAATCTCTTCTCTAAGTGATACCCAATCATGATTCAATTCTGTTCCACAGAACTCATCAATATCACGCTTGTACGTGTCAATTGGGAGGATACCGTCTGAATACTTGGTGCGATGGAAATATTCACATGCTCCTTTTTCTTTTGCGATTGCGTTACTGGACTTGAGTAGATAGAACTGGAAAGATTCAGACAAGTCGTGTACGAGTTTCCATGCTTCTGGGTTTCCATAGGATTTTCCTTGTTTTGCTAGGTAATGTGCTAGTCCGATATAACCAATACCAAGAGAACGACGTGCCAAAGTAGAAATTTTAGCAGCTTCAACAGGATAATTCTGATAATCAATAAGTTCCTCTAGACCACGGACAGATAGGTCACAAAGATTTTCAAGTTCTTCTACCTTATTTATTTTACCTATATTAATAGCAGAAAGAATACACAAAGCAATCTCACCATCACCATCAATATGTTCTAATGGTGTAGTAGGTAGGGTAATCTCCTGACAGAGGTTACTCATACTCACTCTATCTTTAAAAGATGAATGAGAATTGCAATGGTCAATATTCATTAGATAAAGACGACCAGTTTCTGCTCTCTCCTTAAGAAGATCAAGTATTAATTCTTGTGCACCTACAGTAGTCTTAGGGATTGATTCATCAGCTTCGTAACTTGTATATAACTCATCAAACTCTGGAGTGCCAAAACTGTCATAAAGGTTAGGGACATCATGAGGAGAAAATAATGTAATTTCTGCGTCGTCTATAAATCTCTGATAAAATATCTCACTAGTTTGTATACTATAATCTAACTTTCTGACTCTGTTGTCTTCTGTTCCTTTGTTGTTTTTGAGGACGATGATGTCTTGGATTTCCTGATGCCAGATAGGAAAGTGGACAGTAGCTGATCCTCCTCTGATACCGTTTTGCGTACAGCATCTGACAGTTGACTCAAATTTTTTAAGGAAGGGTACAACACCTGTGTGCTGAACTTCTCCACCCCTGATTTTAGAATTGATTCCCCTGATTCTACCTGCGTTAATACCGATACCAGCCCTCTGTGCGACATATTTGCCAATAGCCATATCGCTGCTAAAGATACTATTGAGGGTGTCATCAGCATCAACCAAAACACAAGATGCAAATTGACGAAGGGGTGTTCTGACACCTGCCATGATGGGGGTGGGGATGTTGATTTTGTGCTTGCTGATTGCGTCGTAGTACTTTCGGACATAATCTAACCTCGTTTCTTCTGGATAATTTTGGAATAATGTAACCGCAATCATGATATACATGTACTGTGGAGTTTCAAAAACTTCTCCAGTACTCCTATCCTGTACAAGGTACTTGTCAGTTACTTGACGAAGACCTGCGTAGGTAAAGAGCATGTCTCTACCATGATCTATGAAAGTATTAATTTTCTCCCATTCTTCTGCAGTGTATTTACCAATAACATCTGTGTCATATACCTCTTTTGTTGCACAAGTACATGCATGATCATACACACATGTGAATCCACTGACCCATTCTGATCCAAACACCTGTTTGTAAACAGAATACAATAACAATCTCGCTGCTACGAACTGATAATTTGGTGTATCCAAACTAATAAGATCGCTGGCAGAACGAATTAATATTTCTTGTATAGCTTTGGTTTCAATTCCATCATAGAATTGAAGACCTGAATTCATTTCTACTTGAGAGGCACTTACACCGCCTCCTAGACCCTCGCAAGCTTCTTCAACCATTCTATGAACCTTATCAAGATCCAAAGGGGTTAGAGATCCATTACGCTTACGAACTTTTAGGTCATGTCCGTTTGTCATACTCGTTTCCAGTTGTTAAATTTAAGTGTTGCTTCTAGTTTGTGATATACATTAGATTCTACCATCTTTTGCACATCGTGTCCAGCAAGGTACATGTCATTTATGTCCTTTTGCTGTATATTATTTGGCCATATTACTACCTTATCTCCTCTATCAATTGACTTTGAGACTCTGGTAACGATTTCTCTGTTACGTGGTTCGTTATCATAAATCCAAATATGATCGCTCCAGTTATACGTCCGAATATCAACAT